CTTGGAAATGACTGGGCGGGCAGCACCCGCCCGGACAACTGGGACAAGGTAGTAACCAATGGCAGAAGTTGAGACCAGCACCCCCGAACCGGGGCCAGCGTCAGCAGCAGAACCCGTCACCCTTGACGGCGTATTGGAAAGTGCAATTAACGGAGAGTCCATCGGCGGCGAGGCCGGACCCACTCCGCGTGAACCACGACCCCTCGCTGGCGAAACCACAGCGGAATACGTCGAAGTCGAAGCCGACTCATCTGACCACGCCGCCGAGGGCCAACAGGACGCAGATGCCGAAGCCACTCCCGATACGGACACACCGGAGTCCGAAGCGGAGCCAGCGCCGGATGCATTGGCGGCACCAAGCACATGGCCCGCTGAACATCGCGAAGCGTTTTCTGAACTTCCCGAAGAGCAACAGAATTTCATGCTCCAGAGGGAGAAAGAGCGTGACGCGCTGGTCACTCGTAAGACAACTGAACTCGCAGAGCAGCGACGTGAAGTCGAAGGCGTTGCGGGTGTTCTGGCTCCCTACCGGGATCAGATGCAGAGGCATGGCATATCGCAAGCGGAATACATTTCGCGGCTGATGACCTATGACAATGCATTGCGCCAGAACCCCCAAGCCGCCATCGGCCAACTCGCCCAGCACTACGGGATTAACTTGTCGAACGATTCGGGTGCGGACTGGGTGGACGAAACGCCCACCGATCCGCAATTTTTGCAACTGCAACAGCAGCTGAACCAACAAAATGCCGAACTGAAATCGTTCAAACAGGGCCAGATCAATCGTGAACAGCAGCAACTAGTGGGTCAGGTTGAGGGTTTTGCCATGGAGACAGACTCCAAGGGCGACCTCAAGCGCCCGCACTTTGAAGCGGTTCGTGAAAGGATGGGGCGTCTGGTAAAAGCGGAAGAGACCACGGATTTGCAAGAAGCCTACGACATGGCGGTTCGCATGGATGACAATCTGTACAAGAAAAGCATCGCAGCGGAACGCAAGGCGGTTGCCACGCAAGAAGATAGTCGCCGCAAGGCGGCTGTCGATAAAGCGAAAAAGGCATCGCCGGGGCGAACCAGCGGATCGCCGCCCAGCGGCTCCGTCAAGGACTCCGATCTCGATTCGATTTTACGCTCGACGATTGGCGAGGTACGCGCCGGTTAGTTACTGTTGCTCCATGATGGGAGCTAAGCACAATGGCGACATCTCCAAATAGTACATACACGGAGATCGTGACCACAACGCTTGCTGGCTATTCCAAGACGATGGCTGACAACGTGACGAACAACAATGCGTTGTTGCGGCACATTGACCGGAACGGGAATAAATCCCCCGCTACGGGCCGGACCATCGTTCAGGAGCTTGAATACGCGGCCAACTCGACTACCAAGTGGTATTCGGGCTACGAGGTCTTGGACACAAGCACCAGCAACGTCTTCACCGCTGCGGAATTCAATTACAAGCAGTTGGCGGGGAACGTGGTCATTTCAGGACTTGAGCAAGTCGAGAACAGCGGGTCAGAGCAGATTTTCAATCTTCTCAAAAGCCGCATTCGTAATCTCGAAAAGTCGCTCAAGAACGACATGGCGACGGCACTGTATGCCGACGGCACAGGCACCGATTCCAAGGAACTAGGTGGTCTGCAACTGATTGTCCCCGGCACCGTAGGTAATACGGTCGGCGGCATCAATTCAGGCACCTATACGTTCTGGGCGAATCAGGTGTACGACTTCTCGACCGAGACCGTTACCCCTTCCGCCACCACGATCCAGACGGCCATGAATACCTTGTGGCTGGCCTGTATCCGTGGCGCGGATCGGCCAGACGTGATTGTCGGGGATACGACTTATTTCGGGTTCTACTGGGCGTCCCTACAGACGAACCAGCGGTTCACCTCCGATGAGTCGGCATCAGCGGGCTTCATGAACCTGATGTTCATGGACGCGCCGGTGTACTACGACGATCAATGCCCGACCACCAAGATGTATTTCTTGAACACCGATTACCTGTTCCTCAGATATGCAGAGGGCCGGGAATTCGTGCCTCTTGGTGAGAAGGCTTCCGTAAACCAGGATGCGCTTGTTATGCCTGTTGCATGGGCCGGAAACTTAACGGTCAGCAACCGCGCACGGCAAGGCGTCATCCAAGCCTAAGGAGGAGCAAATGGCTTACACTACACAATCAGCCGTTGGCATCGACTTCGATGGGGGGACGGAATCAACCTCGTCCCAAGCCATCGGGACTCGCATGATAGGCACGGATAACTCGACTTGGCTTTACATCACCGCTGGTTCTGCCGTCGCGCAGTACGATGTGGCGGCTGTAACTGAAGCCTTTTCGGGAGTTCCCGCCACCAAGGCGCTCGTTGACGACGGGCATATCATCGGGGTCGCCCCAGAGGCGATCAGTTCCGGTGAATATGGCTGGGTTCAGCTAACTGGTGTCCTCACGATGAACGTGCTGGCATCGGCGGCTGCTGACGTAACTTTGTATACGTCTGCAACTGCTGGATCGCTTGACGATACGTCAACTTCGCAAACGGCAGTAAACGGTTTGTTCCTGACGACTGCCCGTGGCGGAACCGCTGGTTCTGCTGCTGGCATGGGAACGTGGCCAATGTCGGCTGCGATCTAGTCCAAAGTAGGGAGCGGGGGGGTTCGCGCCCCCCCGTGACTGCCATGAGCAATCTACGCATCGAATTTCTGCAAAATGACGACGGCCCCGATCTGGTGGAAATCAGGAGGGTCGGCGACATGAACACGGTGATCTATAAGGTCTCCGAAAAAGTCGATTATCTGGAAGAGCATTTCCCCCTGGAGCTGGCCGCCTACCAGAAGACCGGCGCGACCCAGATTCGAGCCAAGGGCACGCCGCTGACGGCGATCAAGGGCCTGGGCAAGCGCCGCGCCTCGACCCTGGAAAAACAGGACGTGAAAACCGTCGAGCAACTGGCTGAGCTGTCGGATGCCTCGGCCACCGCTTTGGGCGCGGGAATGGCTGACTTGCGCAAGAAAGCCCGCGATCACCTTGCTGATGCGGCGGGCATCGAGCCGTTGCGGACGGTCGGATGACCCTGCTGACGATATGCCAGGACGCGGCCAAGATAATTGGCATCACGGCTCCGTCCGTCGTGACTTCCTCCACCGATACGTCGGTGATCCAGCTGGAAGCCGTAACCAACCAGGAAGGCCGCGCCCAGGTTCAACGATACAAATGGGAAGTGCTGATCCAGGAAGGCTCCCATACCACCCTGGCCGCCGAGAGTCAGGGAGCGATGACCGCCATTGCGACCGATTTTGGGCGATTTTCCAATAATACCTTGTGGAATAGAACCACTGACAGAAAATACTACGGCCCGATCACGGGTTCCCAGTGGCAGCAGATCAAGGCCGTCGTATCAGGCGGTATTACAAATTATTTCCGCATTCGCGGCGGCAACTTGCTGATGAGCCCGACCCCCACGGCGGGTGAATCCGTCAAGTTCGAGTACGTCTCGAAAAACTGGGTCGATACTGCTGGCGGCAGTACCGCCAATGCGGACAAGTTCACCGGCGACAGCCAGACCACGGTGCTGGAGGAAGAACTGGTTGTGCTGGGCGTTGTCTGGCGCTTTCTGAAGCTGAAGGGGCTGCCTTATGACGTGCAGTTTCTGGAATACCAAAACCGCATGATGGAATATACCGGCCAGGACGGCGCGAAGCCGATTCTGCGCATGGCCGGTCCCAGCCGCGCCATACTCGCGCTGAACGAACCCGAAGGAAATTACACCCTGTGACCCCCACTTAGGAGAATATCATGCCGAATTTTGGTGGCGTAGCGTACAAAGCCAACCCCAAGGCCACAACTGGCCGTAAGGGCGTTAGTCCCTACAATAGCACCACGGTGCAAAAGCCCCGTGTTGATACCGTCGGCGCCTTCAACCCGGCGATGGAGACTGAGAACATCACCGCTGGCTCGACCAAGGGAATGAAGGCAAATCCCGGAGCCAGAACCGCCAGAGGGGCCAAGCCCTACTAGGATGAATTGATGGCTAATGACCTCTATGGAGAATTGCTTGCCAGGGCGCTTCAGCGTCAGGCGCCGCCTGGGCATTTCCCCG